GTGGCTGGAGGATGGTTATATTACTGCTAGCCCATTTGATGATTACGCAAAGCCATTCGTGGATTGGGTAGAAGAAAATGAGATAGAAGTAATAGCTTGTGAGCATTTAGTAAGTGACGCAAGATTTAAGACAGCCGGCAGTATTGACTTCATTGGCCGTGACCAGGAGGGCGTAGTATTTATGGCGGATTATAAGTGCAGGAGCTGTTCTGGAAAGGGCAAGTTCTACGGTAAGGACTGCAAACAGTTAGCGATTGAGAGCGTTATGCTAGCAAAGCAAATGAAGCTGGATTATAATCCTTACGTTATATCTGTCTGCATATGCGCGAATACTGCAAATCATTTCCATAAAAGATGGACAAATGAAGAATTCAATTATTATTTTGAGGGTGCTAAGTTAGCATCCAAAATGTATTGGCACGAAAGAATGACTAAACCGAAAAAACCAAAGAAATGAAAACTGCAGAGGATTATCTAGATGAGTGCGATCCAGAAGCTATACGATTTGATGATCTGGACGAGGCCATAGTTGGTACTGATCACAGAGGTTGCCTTGTTTATGATTACGATAGTCTTGTAGAATTATTTGTTAAGGAAGGTATGCAAACAGAGGACGCTGTTGAATGGATTAGTTACAATGTTATAGGCACTATGGGTGGAGAAGGATTTACTATAATGTACAAATGAATAAATACGTAATAAAAGTTGAACGCTTGGACTTCGCTCCTGGCAACGTACAGACTTACTGCAAGTGGGCTAATGATCATAAGCAAGCCTTGGATTATATATTCAAGAACAGAAATAAAAGCGGTCTAGCTATGTATAGGCGAGGTGGCGTAGGTAGAATAATATCAGTACAAAGATTAAGCGATGCAAGCACTTATACAAAGTAAAAAAGAAGAACGAGTACTTAATTTATTAGATAATCATTTAAGTGATTCTGATTTTGAGTTAATGATACAGAAAAATAAATTTCTCTATGAGTGCAAAACCAAAGGATTTCCTAGATTAGAAAAATTTGGTTGCTTTAAACCAAAAGTAAATAATAAGCCCAAAAAATATTGGGGTGATATGATTCAGTTAGGCAAGTCCTCACATAAGTTATTGCTTGAAGGACTTACATTTAGGCAAACAAGCGAAAAATTAGGTAGCACTGAGTACACTATACGAAGAGCTTTGAAAATGGCGGGACTTCACGAGTTTTCTAATAAGAAAAAAATGTTTGAAATAAATGAAGCACTTAGTCTAGCTAACGATGGACTGACTACACGCGAGATTGGTGAAAGGTTTAATTGCACGAGACAAGCAATAAGTGAAAAGTTGCGTCGCTTTGGATACAAGTATAATAAATCAACAAAGAAATACGAAAAATGTTAGTAATGCCAGCAAATATGACTGGGTGGTTTTTTCATTCATTAGCTAGAGAAACGAGTAAGTTGGGTCATCTTTACTCACCAGGCGCACAAAGAACACCTTGTCCCTGGTTTCCTTATGCCTTAGATAATGCTGCTTACTCCTGCTGGGATAAAAATACCAATACGTTTGATCACGATAAGTGGGATAATGGTATGTTGGATAATTGGAAAAGGTTGATTGTATGGGCGCAATGCCAAAACCAAAAACCTATGTGGGCTATCGTACCGGATGTTATAGGCGATAAATCAAAAACTTTTGAGAGGTACAATGAGTACGTAAAAATTGTACAGGAAGCACATATACCAGTAACTCTTGCGGTACAAGATGGTATGAATTCTGATGATGTTATGAATCTAGATCATCAGCCAGATGTTATAGCAGTAGGCGGTACTGACGAATTTAAGTGGGGTACAGTTAAGCAATGGGTTAAGGACTTCGATAAGGTACACGTATTGCGCTGCAACATACCAGAAAAACTTTACGAACTAGAGTCAATGGGAGTTATATCCTGTGATGGCACTGGTTGGAACAGAGGAAACATAATACAGACTAAAGGCCTTGAAAGATGGGCTTACAGCACTGGTCGACATACAAGAATAAACCCTTCTGAGTACATTGGTAAACATACCAAAAAATCAGAAGAAAACCAAATTACATTCGCGTGAATAAATATATAACATACAGCACGGCACAATGCCCAAACAATGGTAGTTTTGATTATTATAAAATTATACTTAAATCAAAGCAAACGATACAAGTAGAAGAAATAAACGGATTTCTTAAATCCTTTGATGAATTTGTTTTCCAAGAATCCTTGGCTGACAAATTGTCAGAAACATTTCCTGCTGAAATAAAAATTATTGGATATCATCAGGGTATAAAAATTATATCAAGAAGGAATAAAATTAACTAATAATTATATCGTTAAGAATGTATAATACTTCATCTGAATCAATAAGTAACTTCATCAAATGGGCGCAGGAGCGCCTAGCTCGTGAGGTTGAAGAAAATGAAAAGATTGAAGAAGAAACAGGAGAAGTTAATTATCAGCCGGATTCAGTCTTTGCTAGGTTCTACACGGAGCAAGATAAAGTAAATGCCATAAACGGAGTAAACTATTACAGAGACAAAGGTATGAGGATGCCCGCAGCTTGTAAAAAATACGGAATCAGCACTTCAAGTTATGGCAAATGGAGACGGCAACTTAAATTACCAGTATATCGTCGCAAATGACGTACTTACCTCAAAACAAGATCAAGGAGTTCAGGGAAGCTAACAAACCTATTAGTTGCCCAATACTTGACGTAAAGACGGATGATTGGGTCGTGGATCACGATCACCAAACCGGTATGGTACGTGGCGTTATATCAAGGCAAGCCAACAGTCTATTGGGCAAAGTTGAGAACTTTTTCTTTGGTATGTGCAAAGGTAAAAAAGAAAAATTACCAAATACTTTAGAAGCTATGGCTGCTTATTTGGAGCAAGAAACTTTGGATGTACTTCACCCAGTGGGACTTGTACAACTTTCAAAAAAGTTTACTTCATCCTTGACAGCTAGGGAGCAGGAGCTATTTCTTGAAGGTATGGGAGCAAGTACTAAACAAATCCAGGATTGCACCAATGCCAAAGAACGGCAAAAATTATATAAACAATTAACAAAGGAAAAACATAATGGAATTAGTAATAGCTAAATGGAAAAAGCCACATAATGGCGCGGAGTACACAATGCACTTCGCGGAGGATGCAAATTGGTTCACAATTATTTCTGAAATAGACGAAGTTGGTGATCCAAAATGTTGTGAGATCAGATTAATTGATACCTGGGGTCACTCAAATATTGATGTTACCTCTTATGATGATTACATTGATCGTTTAAAATTTTACTTCAATCATTTGGGTACAGAAGTTCCCCTTAAAGATAATAATCAAACAAAGGAAAAATATGAGCAACTCGCTTAGACAAAAGCTCTGTAATATACAGACGCAACTAAAAGCCCCCAAGGGTCAAACAAACGCATTTGGCGGTTACCGGTATCGATCCGCTGAAGATATACTTGAGGCATTGAAGCCATTACTTGGTGAGTACGGATGCAGCCTAATAATACAGGATGAAATAGTTGATATTAGTAATCGTGTATATGTAAAAGCTACAGCAAATATCGTTGATAATGACACTGATGCTGTACTAAACGCATCAGCCTTTGCTCGTGAAGCTGAAGTCAAGAAAGGTATGGACGATGCTCAGATTACTGGATCCGCTAGTTCTTATGCACGTAAGTACGCACTGAATGGTCTTTTCTGTATTGATGATACAAAGGACGCGGATGCTACTAACACGCACGGCAAGGATGCTCCAAGAACAGCTAAGGCCAAAACAGTTACTTCTAACGATTTTGATGATATTTTTTGAGGATATATTTATGAGTAAAAATAAATATAAAAAGATATTAAAATTTATAGCTGAGAATCGTTTAGGTTTTCATTACATTTATCGAGATACGACCTTTGGCGTATACGGAGATAGTCCAACACATATAATTATTACTCAAACGCAAGGTCGCAATATCGAAGAAATTGCTAAGTACGATTACAGCGATGATGAGAATGGTATTGTTGACGCTATTAAGGATTTTAAAAAAGAACACGTTAAAGAATACATATTAAATGCTAGTTAAATAATTATTTTATATTTATATTTATGACACAATACGATAATACAAACCGGGGCGCTATCTTTACAAATGATAACGCTGATCACCCAAACGCTCCTTTTATGAAGGGGCCAATAAACGTAGCTGGTGTGGAGTACCAACTAGCTGCTTGGAAAAATGAAAGTAAGGATGGCAAGAAATACTTGTCCCTTAAGGTTGAACCACAACAAAGTAAAGCATCAGCTACTACAGCCAAAGCGCCAGAAGCTGACGAGGATCTTCCCTTCTAATGGAAGAGGATTATCCTATTGACGAAGAAAACTACCCACCGGAGTCCTGTCGTTTTGACAAGACCTGGTGGGAAGATTTTCGCATCATAGAAGCTCACTCCATTCTGGAGATGACTGCTCAGAAGAATAATGATTATACTGGCGGTGAAACGTGCGATAATCCATTCGCTAATTTTGACGCTTCTACTGAATTTGGTGTTCATCCACTTACTGGTATCTGTGTACGAATGCAAGATAAGTTCCAACGAGCTAAAGCATTCTGCGCGGATGGTACGCTATCAGTTGATACCAATGGTGACCAATCCAAGGATATTTTTAGGGATTTAATTGGTTACTCCTTGATAGCCATAGGGATGATAGAACGCGAGGAATACAATAAATCGCTTGAATTGGACTAAGGTGATAGTATGAGAAGCTATGACTACAAAAACAATCCAAACAGTATCGGAAGGGCTTGATCTAGCCCTTTATCTTCAAAACGAAATCGAAAAAGAGCAGGACTCCAAGCGTATTTACAAGCAAGTAAAATACCTTGGACAATGCCTCAAATCAATGAAAGAACATTTGAATGCTGGAAGAGACAACGAACTATCCGAGGAATGTCAGTGCGGAAGAGAAAGTATTAGCTTGCTGCACACTGGATGACAGTAATGACTTCTATGATCAATACGCCAATGTATTACGGCCAGAAGATTTTTATACCCTTCAGCACCAATTATTATTCACTGCCCTTTCTGACTTAGCTCAGTCCGGCAGGATACCAACTATCCCAAATATTACTGAAACCTTGAAGCAGAAATCCTGCTACGAGGATGTAGGCACGGATACGCTCTTCCGTATTTTTGGTACAGTTACGACAACCTTAGAGGGTCGTGACAGTATCAATATAGTAAGGAGTAAGTCCAAGTCCAGGCAGCTAATAAGGATGCTTCGTAGCAATACAGAAGACCTTATTACGGAAGCAAAATCCGCTGAAGACGTTACGCCCAAACTTGAGACTGACATTGCTAATTTATCCCTGTCAGTACACAAGGAAATGGGCATAGAAGGCTCTGTAATAGCCCTTAAAGAGGAGTTAGAGCTACAGCATAGGAAAGAGTACGTAGAGGACGCTGTAAGGACGCACACAGGCGATTTGGATAAGCAATTTGGGCTAGGTGGTATAGGTGCCGGTGAGGTTCTAGTACTCAGCGCTCCTACGTCCTGCGGCAAGAGTCAACTTGCTCTTAATATAGCTATTAAGTCCGCACTGAAGGATAAGTACCCAGTTGGCATTAT